TTATCTGGAACTTTCCTCGGTGGTCAAGTTATTATTGGAATTACCACTGGTTCTAATGATCACAACTTCTTCACTGGTGATGCGATTTATTATACTCCACAAAAATATTCAAATGGAACAATTGCAAGTTTTCTTTTTAGTGAAGGATTATATTTTGTAGAGAGAGTAAATTTAAATGATATCAGATTAGCGAAATCTAGATCAAATTTATATGATGGTAATTATCAGAAGGTATCAGAAGCAACTGTTACCACTGAAATTACAAATAATACTTTTGAAAAATATGAATTTCATCAAAAACAACTTCTACCTCAAAAGTTGTTTAGAGAAATTGATATGCCAGTTTATGA